GCGCTTCGCCATATTCTTCATGCATTCAATCATGTTCCCACTCCCTCCTGTATCTTAACTGATACGGCACCTCTCTGAATCTCTTAAGCGCGTCGCCGCTATCGTTGCGTTTTTTTTCTTTCATACCTTTATCTCACTTTCACATCAGTGTCATTTCTGCGAATTTTAAAATCCAACCCACACTCTTCTTTCAAGATCTGTATCTGATCTTCCCATGTAGCATAATCATCCATGATGCATTCTGCCTTTTTATTGAAGCGATCAACAAATCTCTGTATGCGGCTTTTACCAAAGTCAAACTCATCGTGCAAAACCATTGCAGACAAAATCGTTACCGTGTCTATGGTATTTAATTTAATCTTGCTGACGCATTCATCTATTGCATTCTTGGGTAGCGCAAGTGGTAATTTTGTTGCGCCGCGAAATCGGCACTCTTCTTCCAGAGAGTCAATTCCCTTCTCCTTTGCAATTCGCAGAGCATATGCCATTCCCTCTCGCCTAAGTTCTTCATCTTTATTTCTCATGAATCAGTTCTCCTTTCTTTTCATCTCAATCGAATCGAGTTCCAAAAAGGACTGTGCATATATCTTTGAATTCATTTTCACGATCAGAAATTTGACCATCCAATTCATCAAGCCTATTAAGTAATGCTTTCTGGTATTCTTTTTCTGTAAAATCCGTATTGCGTTTTCTTCCCCTTGTTCTTATTGGAAGTTTTACATTTTCTCCGTTTTCCAATAAAATTCCAATAATTTTGCGCCTTGGGACGTCGTTTAGTTCCGCAAGAATCTCCAACTGTTCACCTTTATGCTTTGCATGTCGGTACCTGTTGCAAATTTCGCATTCGCCCATCTCCATCATTTCTTATCACGCCCTTCCCTAACATTTGTTTCCACCAAAGTTTTTTCTAATTCATCATAGTCATAAGATCTCTGATGAAAGTTATTAAATTTGTTTTTTGATCTTGGGTTACTCTCTTTCTCCTGCTTCTCCCAACTCCTTAATGCGGCTTTCCAGTCGGTTATTATTTCTCCATTACGTTTCCAACCTATTGATTTGTAGTAATCAATAAATGATTCTGCGCTAACACCATTCTTCCTCTTACGGCAATAATCAGCCACTTCCACCAATGACGGTATGCACGCTTCCACTTCTTTCCCCGGCGAGCTTCCTGCGCTCCTTATTGCATTCACTCCGGAAAAATTTTTTGAAGCATCGAATGTGTATGCGCCATTTCTTTTCGTATAAAGCATTGATTTTTCTTCTGCATAATTGGTTGGCTTATAACGGTCTTTTTGAATGCAGTTATGTAATTTCCAATGTTTTATGACAATAACATTAGATCCTGGAAAAGTAAGAACATAATGTTTGTCAATGAGAATTTGCAAGTCTTCCTTTGAAGCCTGGCACTCTCTTACTGTTTTATTGGCGCAATCAACAAAACCGTCGTCATCTGCCCGTATGCATAAATGAAAAAACAATCCCTGCGCTGTGAGCGGCATGTCAAGAAAAGCATCTGACGTCACTAAATCTATACGAAACATCCGCTTACTTGCCATAATATCTCCTTCAAGTTCCAAAAAATTATCACTTTTCTACTTCCAAAAGCTCAATGACACGCGATCCTGCATCTTCCGGTCTGCAAAAAACAAATTCCACGCCGTACTTAAGCTGCATTGTCAGCATTGCTTTTCCAAGGACTTCCCCGCTTGTTGGCGGTGCCTTTGGAAGCGGTACATTCAACCACTTTCCAATGCCGTGCATGTACTTTATCTTGTTGTATCTCTCAAGCCTTGGATTGTGCCAACGAAAAACGTCTTCAATAGTTTTTATTCCATCCATGTTCTCAACCAAAACATACAGTGCTATATTGTTGTTCTGCGCCAAAATACACTCGTCCCGGAACCTTGGATGCTGTTTTCCGCAGACGTTTCCCGTAATCTCCTGCATGTCCTTCTTAGTATCTACAGCAACCTTGTAGCTTCCAATAAAATCCATCTTCTTAACTTCCATCTTTCTTGCTGACTTTCGTCTTATAACGTCAAGAACGGTTCCTTCCGCGATAACATAATCTCCAACTGGAAGAGGTGCTCGTAGCACCTCTATGTCATTACGATCAAAATAGCGATTCTTAAGTATGTGCTGACCCTCTTTCTGGCCTTTGTCCTCGATCAATAACATACATATCTCCCTTCCATTGATTTATCCGAGTCATTTTTAAGTAAAAGGTAACTCTTCATCAATTCCATCCGGAATATTCATAAAACCATCCGAATCTGTCATAGGCTGCGGTTTGTAACTTCCGTTGTCCTGCGAAGCCTGTTTGCTCTCTGCAAATTCACAGCTTTCGATCAAACACTCATTGGTGTACACCTTATTACCGTCTTTGTTGGTGTAACTTCCGGTCTGCCAGCTTCCTTCAATTACAAGCTTTGTTCCCTTTTTGCAATATTTTTCAAGAAACTCTGCTCTTTTACCAAACGCAAGACAATTGATAAAATCTGCCGTTGGCTGTCCATCCTGCTTAAATTTCCGGTCAACCGCCAGAGTAATTCTACCGATAGCTGTTGACTTCTCGCCCTGCGACCATCTTACTTCCGGGTCTTTGGTGCATCTTCCCATTAAAATCACTTTATTCATTCACTTATTCCTCGCTTCCTTAAAACGGGTAAAGGTTCATATCGACCTCTAATCCACGTTCCGCCACGTAAACATCTGATCCATATTTAACTGTTTCTTCTGTCTTTTGTTTGAATAATGCCGAATCTGCTGATTTATCTGATAAGTGAATTAGAACAACATTTCGCAATGCCGGATTATCGTTAGTAGAAATAAATTTAAGCGCCGTTGGCAGGCTCATGTGACCTCTTAATCTGTGCTCGTAATTTGGCTCTTCTCGGTTCACAAACTGCATATCGTAGTTGGCTTCCACCATGATGTGATTAATGTCCTTAAATCGCCATTTGACGTATTCTGTGTCTGTTGCATACACAAGGCTTCCCATATCTGGATGCGTAATGTAAAACCCAACGCACGGACACTCTGAACCGTCTCCGTTGTTATGTAGCCATCTTCCAGATTTATCACGGTTTTCAAATGCTCTTATGTCAAAATTTCCTTTTATAAAACGCATTTCAGAATCTTTTATCGGCTGTCTGCATGGTTCAAAAACAGGAATGCCAGCTTGCACATATTGTAAGCTATAAAGACTATGGTCAGTATGGAAATGGGTAGTAATCACAGCCTTAATTTTCATCACATTGAAATCCAGTGCTTTCTTGACTTCCATGAATGGCAACCCAGCTTCGATTATCAAGGCTTCGTTTTCATTCTCCAGAATGTAGCAGTTGCCGGATGAACCAGAACCTAAAACTTTAAGTCTCATTAAAGAACTCACTCCTCACATCAATAATCTGTCTCGTCTGTCCCAACAATGCCCTATTGTGCTTTGCTCTCTGCTCATTGTCACAGATAAATTGCTTGCAAATTTCCGGTCGAACCGGATAGATTCTGCATTTCTCGCAACTCTTATCCGTATCAAGAAAAGGGCATGTCATATCATACGTTCTATTCGCAGTGGGAAGAAGATGTTTGCACTCTTTGATATGGTTCTTACGAATATATCTGCGAATGGTATCTACTTCTTTTCTGCTCATTGGTAAAAGGTTGGAACAGCAGTTACCGCATTGGCTACATTTTCCATCTTTGCAAAAGTTGTAAATGTTATCTTCCATTCCTTTCTGTACGGATTCTAAAAATGATATAACTTCCATATGCTACTCCAATTCTTCCTTTGCCGGAAAGTGAAATACTCCACTCAAACCCATAGTAATTTTTTTGTCAATTCCATCTGGCGGTGTCTGCCCCATCTTTACAAGATTATGGCACATATAAGCAACTCTTAATTCTTCCATGGCTTCGTCTGCCTTTTCTTCCGTGGAATATTTAGCAATTTCAACGTCCTCAGTAAGATGTTCCATTAAGTAAATGCTTTTATCGTGTCTCATAATAATTACCTGTTCATACGGCATATCAATCGTGCCGTCCTGGCTAATTACCCTCATATTTTTTCCTGCCTTTCTTCTTTGTTTTCCCCATGCCTTTAATAATTCTGGAAACCGTTCCCTGCGAAATTCCAAGTCTTTCGGATATTTCGCATTGTGTTTTTCCGTCCACAAAAAACATAATAAAAATACGTTTTTCTCTTAGACTCAATTTCTCAAACATCAACTGAACAAGCATGTGATTTACTGCATTTTCTTCATAATCTTTTCCGTCTGATATTATCTCCGAATAAGAAACGCTTTCGCCATTTCCTATATCCAAATTATCATCTAATGAAAATGCTGCATTTACTGATTTTTTACTTTTCCGGAATTCCATAAGCAGTTCATTTCTCACAATTCGAAAAGCATATGTAGAAAAACATCCTTTTGAAGGATCAAAGTTGTCAATAGCCTTTAGAAGTCCAATGGAACCAATCTGAAACATATCTTCATCAAACGCTGGAATTCCTAAACGTCGCATAACGAAAAAGACAATTCCGTAATTTGTAAGGATCATTTGCTCTTTGGCATACTCCGAACGGCAAGTAATCCATACTTACTCAATTCAGATTTTGGAAAGTTCATTCTATCCTCCTACTTCATGAAGTCCGGCAAATCGTTGTCATTCTCAACAACTTCCGTCTCTACCTTTTCCGGTTTATCTGCCATCTTTGGCTCTTCCACAGTTTCGGCAACTTCCGGCTCAACAGGAAAATCCTCTGTGTTAGCGTTCTCAGATATTTCATGCTTAACCTGTTCCTGTAAATCTTCCATCGGATATTCATTGAAATCGTTGTCCTGCATTTCTTCTTTTGTATAAAGACCCATCGTCAATTCCGGGCAATTCAGACTTGAGAAGAAAGATGCCGCTCTGTAACGAAGCATTAACTGTGGCATGGTTTTCCACTTACTACCGTTCTTACCAAGCCATCCCTCTGCTTTAGCCATTTCCATGTCCACGGTCATACCCTCAACTCTACGACCATTTTTCGTAGTCCAAGCGAGACACGAATAAGGCTTGCCATCCTTATCTTTGGTTTCCTCGAACTGTAATTCCATATCGAATTTGCCGGAATTATTGATTGCCGCAATCAGAAACTTTGAGCTCCAAGACGGTCTCCCCTGAATTACATACAAATTCTGCATAACCATTAGTGGGCTTACTCGCAGTCTCTGCGCCTGCTCAATAGCAATCAGACAGTTTGCATCGTTCTTCTGGAATGTTGCCGGAACGATAGTTGAACTCGCTAACGCCTTTGCCATCTGCATAGCCATGATGAAATTATCTGATGTTCCAAAAATTCCAAGGCTATAATCTGTAACCTTGTTGTTGCTGTGTGCAACCTCTGCCTTTTCCTCTGCCTTTGCTACTGCTGTGTTCTCTGCCATAATTATTTTCCCTCACTTTCTCCGGCATCTACCGGCTCATAATATTTCTTCACAACTGCAATCTTATCAGCACCGTAGGTGTCCACCCACTTCATATCCACCGATTCATCCGTAACTTTCAGCTTTGCGCCTTTGGCATTTAAAACCATGTCTCCGGCTTTTACATCGTCTGATGTAGCAAATATATATGACCGGCTCTGGTTTGGATATTTTGCTTTTATGTAATTCATTCTGATACCTCCGCAATCTCTCCATTTTCAATCGTATACCAAGTATTCGGCTTGATATTTTCCCCATCAACCTGCGCCATTTTTGCACCGTTAAGAACCCATGCACTCTGGTTATTTCTGTCATATTCTGTATCATCTTCTGAACCAGTGTATTCCCAGTCTGCAAAAACAAGAAATGCCCCAAGAACGCCCTTGGCTTTTGATTTGTAACCCCAAGCAACAGCTACTGCATCCTTGTCTTCTGCCGAGGATGCTCCACAGTATCCGGTTGCCGAGGATGCTCCATAGGTGCCGGTTGCCGAGGATGCTCCATAGGTGCCGGTTGCCGAGGATGCTCCATAGGTGCCGGTTGCCGAGGATGCTCCACAGTATCCGGTTGCCGAGGATGCTCCATGCTTTTCATCGCTTTCAGCGTCCTTTTTTACACGTTTTACTGTATATTCGATTGCAGCTTTAACAAGACCCGCAATGCTAATTTCTGCTCCGATCTTAATTTTTGTAGATGCTACCTTAGTATCATCATTATGTTTCTGGATTTCTCCGCTCTGCTCTACCTCGTGGTATACGCTTTCATTTGGATAATAATAATTCAAGCAATCAAGCGGATACTCGCAAACGTGAAATCCATGATCGCAAACTTCTACGATTTCTTCCTCATACTCTTTTCCTTCTTCGTACTGAAAGCCACGACAAGTCATATTTTTGTTAAATCCTTTGTAAGATTTGATAACTTCTCCCATTTAAACACCCTCAACTTTCAACTGCTTGTCCGCTGATACACTCAAAAGGATTAACTGTGCATCCATATCCGGCACATTGAAATCATTTAAGCTCTCTGCGTTATCCACAAAAATCGGCACGATAACGCCATATAACTCGCTAAGAGAACGGATAATATCAAGTCCGGCTACAATTCTATGACCGCTATTCAAAGTCGAATACGGCACTCCATTTACGGTGCACTCACAACAATCTTTCATACCGCCATTTAACTGCATTTCAAAGAGTTTGAAATTTACGGTCTTGAAATGGCTGTTAATAGATTCTGAAACCTTATCCAGCTTGAAACGAATGAACTCTTCCAAGAGATAAAGCATCTGTTCCTGATCGGCAACTTTCTGCCCGATTTCTTTCTGCTCGTCACGAAGCGTTTCGATACGATCATCAATCGCCACATTGTTAGCCGCCTGCGCAATAACCTTGTTCACCTCTTCAAGCTGACTCTGCAGATCGGCTTTCTCGGCTTTTAAATCAGTAACAACCTTGTCTGCGCCCTCGGATTCAACCTTTGCAATATCAGCAAGAATCTTGTCATGCTCTGTTTTCAGCTTCACATACTCTTCATTCTGCGAATAATCAGCTTCTGCCGGGATCTCGGATAACTGCTTTGCATAATCATTCTGCTTTGCAAGTGCCTTGGATTCCTGCTCTTTGAGTGCCACAATGTCTTCCTGCAACTTGGCGTTTTCCTTTGTCAATCGCTCAATATCAGCCTTGCAAGCGTTGCCCTTGTCAATCAGACCTTTAAGTTTTGCGCCCTTTGCATCATCAAATGCTTTGCGTGCATCCTCTAACTGCTTGGTGGCACGTGCCTTGGCATCTGCCTTTTTCTGCTCAAAATCAGCCTTAAGAGACTCAATCTTATCCTGCGGCAACTTCTGACCACATAAGGAACAAACCGTTGTAGATTCATCAAATTTCCACTTGGATTCGTCAAAGAGATATGGCATTTCATCAAATGCCTTGGAAAATTCTGCATTGTATTCAACACCAAGATTTTTCCGCTCTGCATCTGTATCGGAAATTGTCTTCTCATTTGCCTTGATCTGATTTTCCGCAGACTGAATCTGATTATGTAAGTCATTGAACTCTCGTGTTGCATCATCCTTGGCACTGTCAAGACCTCTACGTTTTGCGGAAAGTTCGTCATTCATGACCTGCATAATGCCGGACATATCAAATTGCAACTGCATTTCCTTGCTTCTCAAATCGCCTAACGTGCTACCGGCATTCTCCATTTTCTTGTCACATTCAGCGATTCTTCTTACCAGATCTACCTTTGCAAGTTCCTGCTCTGCCACGTCAACATCAACCTTGGATTTCTCGGCTTCATCAATACGTACCGGAATCTCTGACTGTTTCTTTTTCCACTCTGTAAGAGCTTTCTGAAATTTTGCACGAATATCATCCGTGGACGGTGCTTTCTCCAACTCGCCGAGTAATTGGGCATACTTAGCATCTGTCTGCGCCAGTTCAACATCCGATACATCCGTTACAAGGCGCATCAGAATATCCCGCTGCTCTTTCCATTTCATGGAAGAGAAATACTGCGGATTGGCCAGCATCTTGAACATATCCTCGCTCTGTGCCAGACTGGAAATATATTCTTTGAAATCAGCTTCACTTTTTGGATAACCGTCAATCTCAAATGAATTGACATTTCCCTGCAATGCAACAGTATCAGTACCACGTTTCTTAACCCAATTCTGCTTCTGAACCTTTGAAAGTTCCACTTCTTTCCCATCAACGTCAATAACTCCCACAACCTTAATTTCTACATTATCAATGCGGTTGCCGTCCTTATCCAGTGGTCGAACATTGAACTTTTCCTCTCCGGCACTATTCTTGTTAAACAGAAGCCATGTAAACGCATCGAATACCGTTGTCTTTCCTGCGGCGTTCTGTCCTTTGATACTTGTCTTATTGGAGAAATTCACATCAAGGCTCTTAATTCCCTTGAAATTCTCCATATGTAATGATCTAATTTTCAGTTTCATTTTCCTTCTCCTTCCACTCTTTATATTTTTTAAGTGCCTCTTCAAAGCATGCTTCATCGTCAATATATCCAAGAGCTGACTCTATAATTTTTGAATTAATAGTTGTTCCCTTTTTCCCCATCAGCTCAATGTCTCTTTGGTGTTCATTTGCAATAATGGCACATGCTGTATGAACTTTCGTCCTGCATGCAACCAGATCTGCATATTCCTCAACGGAAATTGTAACGGTATTTTCTGCCATCTTAATTTTCCTCCTCTAATACATTAATTTTGCTCACAGACACCTCATATGCTGTTCTCTGCTCTTCTGTCCCATCTTCGTACATCTTTACATACCCACGGCTCTGAATGCGTCCGGTAAGTTTCAAATGCGTTCCAACCGGAAGTCCAGATGCATACACCGCATTTCTTCCCCAGGCAATGCACGGAATGTAATCAGATTTCCCATAATCTCTGTTTACTGCAATCAGCATGTCTGTGATCTCGCGGCCAAGTGGTGTCTCTCTGTAATTCGGCTCTTTGCAAACATATCCATTGATCGTAATGCAATTCTTGTCAATATTCGCATCTTTTGAGTCAATCGCCTCGATGTCACAAACAAACACGGATAAGATCAACCGGCGTCTGGTACCTTCCTGTTTGTTGAATGATCGATAACTTCCAGAAACCCTTACCGCCATTCCTGAATATCTGTCCTCCATGTCAAACAGTCTTTCTGAAATGGTTAATGGGATCTCGTCTACGGCGCCACTCTTTCTTTTTACTCCAAGAGACATTTTGTAAAAATTCTCTCCGTATGATTCATACATAAACTCCGGCTCTGAAATAATCACGCCTGCCAGTTCCACTTTGTTGTTTTCCATTGTTTCTTTATTCATATTTGAAATTCTCCTCGTATTATAATGTAGTAGTGTTTATAGACCCTCTCCAAAGTCTGATTCCGTTTCTTCATGAAGTCTTTCAAGTTCAACCGTCCTGTTCATTATGCTTTTGGCATATTCAGTGCGATTCTCGTATGTTCTGGTCAACGCATCTGATTTTCCGCTATAGATCATAAGGACTGTGCTCATGTCTCCCTCATATTTTTCAAACAACTCCGCCAAATAATCGCATCCAACGAGAATATTCCCATACGGATCATAAAGATCTTCTACTCCAAGACGTTCCATCCGGTCTCTGTGATATTTTTCATAAATTTGCATGAGACCTTTGCATCCACCATTCTCCACATCGGCTTGTCCACTGCTTTCATGCTCGATAATCGCCATTACCATTTCCGGGCAAATATGATATTCGTTTGAAATCCCCTTTATATAAGGAAGATACTCATTTGAAATCCATGTATCGCTCGGTTCCGTTGCTGTCGTATGTAATGTAGGTAATACCATCGTCAGTGTCATCACCATCAACATAATAATCATGATCTTCGACAATCTCTTCCGCATCCTGCCATCCTCCTTCAATTCTTGATCCGGCATACAATAAGAGTAAGCTGATTATGGTCGGTACCGCTACAATAGGATTTTCCGTTGCATCCGCACACATACAAAGAAAAAAGATCGCAGCGCCTACAAATTCAATCACCATTGCCAACTTCTTCATACGCACTTCACTCCCGCCACTTATAAGAATCACTTTCAATTTCCTGCCCGTGCAAGGACACAAAATCTGTTATTACCGCAATAAATTCTGAATTGGTTGGCTTCCCCTTTTTCGTCGAAACCGTATAACCAAAAATCTCATTGATCGCATTCACATTGCCATTTATCCATGTGACCTCTATTAAGTTCCGGATGTTTCTTTCTACTTTGGATGCGGTAGTTCCGTTCTCTTCTGCGATTTTTGCATAAATTTCCTTCATAACACATCTAAGCGCATCCCTGTCGTCCAGACATTTCTCTATCGCTCTAATTGTGTATGTGTATCCTTTGAGCGAATGGCTTGCGCCGATCTGATCTAATGTTTTTCTTAAAGCAATATTCGTTTGTTTATCCATGAATTCCTCCTGTTAATCTTTCCAATTTCATATTTTTGTTGGAAACTACCAGTTTGCCATGCTATTCTTCATCAGCGCAACCTCTTTCCAAGAACTTGTTGACGAAGTATATCTGACCTTTTCCGGTTACCTTGGTTGTCCGAGTGATCCTTACTGATCCATCCGGATTCTGCACGTTGCTTTCCTTTACCTCGAACAACCCCTGTTCAACATATCTCTGCTGTGGCATGTTCTTTGATGAACCGTTTTTAATAAGGAAGTTATTCTCACGCAACCACTCAAACAACCGCTTCTGTCCTATCTGATAGCCGTTCTGGCAGATCAGCTTTGCCAAGTCTCCGATAAGAATTGATGTGTGACTTGTTGCTACAGCATCAGCAAAGATTTCTTTCGGTTTCATGCGCTGATTTTCAGCGATCAGCCTTGTGTTGTTTTCCTTAAGGCTGTTGATTTTCTCGTCAGCCATCTTTAACGCTCTGGCAAATACCTGCTCCGGTGTGTTCCACGCCTTTTCCAAGTCGATAAGGTACTGGCGGACTGCTTTACCCTCTGGTGTTCTCTGTATCATGCAAATCTGCTTTGCCATGTCTACAGAAATATCAGCATCCTTTGATGGTCTACCGCCCTTTTCTGAGGTTTCGCTCAATTTTGAGCAAAAGTCTTTACCCTCTTCAAAGCCATATTCACACATTCTCGGGAACCAATCTTTGAATGCGGTTTTAATATGTAACTGCTCGTGCAGTTCTCTTGCCGATACTGTCTGTGTATCAAAATTGACTTTCACTAACTCGTCCATTCCATCCAACTCCTTTCTGTACTATAATCGATGTTTAATCAGCATCAATACTAATAATCGTTTCAGCGATACGGTCAATTTCGGCTGCAATGCGAATTTTTGTTTCCGTATCAAATGTTTTCTTGCTTTCCTCTGCCAGTGTTTCAATTTGCTGGTATAGAGTATCTTTTACTTCTTCAATGCTATGCGACATTCTTCTCCTTTCTACTCAAGAAAATACTCAATCGTAACCCCGAAGTAATCCGCAATCTTTTTCAGCTTGTCTGTCTTTGGCTTGCTCTTTCCAGATTTCCAATCTGAAAATACTGTAGGCGCAAGACCAATATCTTTTGCAACTCTGTATGTAGAAATTCCTCTTGCCTTTACAAGCTGTTCAAACTTCTGATACATTTAAACACTCCTTTCCCTTGAAATTAGTTAGAATATTCTATATAATTTTCTTGTAACATTTTGTGAATGGAGGTGATAATCATGAATGCTTATCGCACCATAACTGGCTATTGCCAAACACAAAAGATAACCTACTCCGTTGTTCTTAATTGCATAGATGCCGGAGATGGAAGTTACTTAAAGGGTACTGTTCAATGTAACTATGTAAAATACGGTGGTTCGTGTGAACAATGCTCCTTGCGGAATAATTATCCAGAAAATTTCCGCTAATTCTGTAAGAGCCGAGCAATCGGCTCTTACAGTTTTTAAAATATTCTAACTTTTTATTGCAAATAGTTAGGAAATCCGTTATAATATGTTTCGGTCAAGAAAAAATAAACGGTTCCATTTTTTTAATTATGAAATCGCAACCGTTTTATTAAAAACTATTTATGATTTCATAACTATGGTTATATAGTATACTTCCATAGTCTATTTGTCAAGCATTTTTATTTATGATTTCATAACTATTTTTTATTTGGAGGGAATATGTACGAAATATTTTTGAAACTGCTTGAAGAAAAAGGCGTATCTGCATACAAGGTTGGAAAAGCAACTGGAATAGCCGGTTCTACTTTTACTGATTGGAAAACTGGCAGAAGTGCTCCAAAACAAGACAAATTACAGAAGATAGCTGATTACTTTGGAGTAACACTTGATTATCTTATGACTGGAGAAGAGCAAAACTCTCCGTATTCTGATGATATGGCTGATTTGTTTGTAGAAATATCAAGAAGTAATGATGTTAATAGAATAAAAAGACTTTTGTCTTATTATATGAATTTGAATGAACGTGAGAAAGATTCCGTTGACAGTATTGTAGAATCTCTTTCAAATAAAGATAATCCAAAAAAGAACGGTTAATCCCGTTCTTTTTCCATGCCGCTAATAAGTCTGTAATAAAACCTCAATCGTGTTTTATCCATTTTGGAAATCATTTCAAATATGTATTTTTTATATTCTTCCTCGCTAAAATCTGCAACATTTTTCTCTTTGTCTTCCCCCATTTTATTCTCCTCCAATCTCTGCAACCGATAATGTTAATGTCATTATAGAACGTACGTTCTTTGCAGTCAACCTCATACAAAAAAATTACCATTATTTACCAGTAACATTTGAGAGGGCAATGAATCGCCAAACATCGCCCTCTCTCCAGAACTTGAAGTGCCCTTATCGGACAATTTTATTTTACAAATTTTGCCAGCATTATTCAAATCATTTCGTTCGCAAGTTTCGACATAAATCGTCTGATTTGTCACTTTTGGTCAACAAAAACGTCTGGGTTTTGAACAGATATAAAACACTGCTTATGCAGGTTTGTGCCAATTGAATAGCGTCAGAACGTTTGTTTTCTTCGCATAACGAAGCTTTAGCGAAGTTAAATACAAATCTTGGATAGCCATTATATTATTTAGAAATTTTGTAATATAGCTTTGCCAACTTTGCCGTAACGGTCTCTCGACAGGAAACAAATAGTCACGCAAAAATAACTGCAAATGTGGCTCCGTAAATTCCTACAGCGGTTGTACTTAATTGTACCGACGCATTGTTTGAAAAGACTCTTATATAAAGTATGTTTTTGTTTTCGTCTTCTGCCGTTGCAAGTAGTTTATATTGACCACTGGTAACATCACCATAGATACTTGAGGGTGTTTTTAAAGTTTGCGACAACCCAAAATCTGTAAAATATAGGTCTATAGTGCCGCTGATTTCGCCTTCAACGTGGAAAAATGCAGTTTTATTTTTATAGCAAACAGTGCCAATGCAATCTTTGATATATCCATAAGTTCCGTTTTTGTTAATTATGGCATGTTGGATTATTAAATCAGCTAAATTCGTATTTAATTGCGACAAATCTTCGTTTTGCGAAGAAATCGCCCCCGTCACTGTCCCACCACCGATAGAAGATATGTCCGTGCTTCCAAGCATCTTGTACAGATACCGCACATTTTTAAACATCTGTGACACCTTGGTAAAAAGTGAAGTGTGCTTTTCGCCACTTGTCAGCTTTGCGACACTTTCCCAAGCGCTTGCATCGACATCCGGCGTGTCACTGCTTGCAAAAGCAACGGTTGTATCTGATGTATCTCCATCTTCTGCCAATGCGCCGATCTGCTCAGGTGTAAGATTAACATTTCCCTGCCGGTATGTTTTCTCCTTGTTCCCTTTGATCCCCGTCACGCCCGATCCAGCTGTTACATCCCATTTCCCTTCGGATGTCCAGATGACGTTGTTACCCTTACCATAAAAAATACCACCACCGTCATTGAACCGATCATCTGAGGTAAAATCATCACTGATGTTGTACATCCATCCGTTTTTCATGCCGGATACCGGAAGATCCGTAAATGCTACCGTACCCATTGGTATAATGCCGTTAAGCCCCTGCGACACGCGCTTGACCTGCTCGTAATAATACTGTGCGTTATCCGTGTCCTCTCCCTCCCGGCTTCCGGTACCTCCGACGGCGTAACTCTCCGCCTTGGTTGCACTCGCCACCGCATCTGCCCGGCTTGTTTCTGCCTTTGCCGCTTCCACCTTAATCTTGGCAAGATAATTTGGCTCTAAGTGTTTTTCCTTGATGCTTCCCTCTTTCACGATTGCCGACACCTTACCATCCGTGCCAATGGTAAAAGCCACGGTATCCGTATTAAGAAACTCATACTGCGTAATCAGCGCCGATAAATCTATGTACTGCTTCGTGCCATCGATCAGAGTAAGCATGATCTGCTCCGTGGTCGGGTCATAGTCAAAGTTGACGGCGATTTTCTCCATCTGCGTGTCGATCGTAACCTTTGAACCATTCTTTTTTGTGATCGTGATGATTCCGGTCGACTCCTCAAAGGTCACATCCGACACAAGAGTTGCCACCTCTGTTTTTGTTGCCTTGGTTGTGTCAAGCGTAATCACACGGTCGTCAATGGTATCTGTGGCACTGTCCAGATTGTTGAGATTCGCTTCATTCAAAGGCGTAGCATCGCTCGGGTAATTCTCCCAGTTGATACGTTTATATGCTTTATTCATGATCCTCACTCTCCTTTTTAAGATTTTCCTGCATCTGCTCCCGCTCGGCGATAACGTGCCGGTTTGCTTCCGCTTCTACCTGGTGCAAAATATCCTTAAGTACCAGATGCTTAACCTCAATCGGAATATCAACACTTGCATTGATAAAATTGATAATGTCATTCTCAAACTCACGAATTTTTGCATTGACCATTTTTTCATTCTACTTTCTTTTTTAATTCTTCTAGTGCCTCTTGCTGTAACTGTACTGCAGCGATCAGATCAGCGATCAGTTCCGTTTTGTCAAGCGCATAATAGGTATTGCCATCCGGATCTGGATTCTCGGAGCAGATCGCCCAGTCTTCATCTCCAATCGCAGTCAGTACCTCCTGTGCAATCAGACCATGCCGGTAATGTCCCGCGGCGTCATAGTTATAAATAAAGCGGCACGGACGCAGAGACTGTATAAGCGCTGCGCTTTTTTCCCGATCAAGAGATTCTATACCGTGTTTTAGTCGCTTGTCCGAATAAGATTCCCACCCGTAGGATGAGATTCCTTTTCCGGTCGACAACATCTGTGCAATCGTATTGGCTGATGTATCACGCACTGCTACTGCCGAATAGCTGGCTGTGAGTTCCCTCGTATCTGCTACTGACTTCAATCCATCTGTTCCCATCTGCACAAGAGTGCCTTCCCGTTTCAATTCAACCAAGTTGTCCGTACTCTCTGTCGCGTCAATGTGCACATACCCGCCGGTCATCTCCATAGAACCCTTGAGTTCCAAAAGATCAGCTCTAATCTTTAGTCCCTCTGCTGACTGGTTAATTTCCGAAACGACACTGTCTCGGGAAACTTTGCTTGTGATCCCCTCTGCATTAATTTGTATTGCCGCCGCAAGCTGTCCCTCTTTTTCTGTTGCCCGTTTTACCTCTGCAGTAATGCTTTCTGCTGTCTGGGTTATCTTTGATGATAATGTTCCCTCTGCATTTGTTGCCCGGTTTACCTCTGCTGTAATGCTACTCGCATTCTGGGTAATCCGTGATGATAACCCGTCAGTGGTATTCTTTACTTCTGAACGGATTTCTGTGGCTGTCTGTGTGATCTGGGATTGCAAGCCCTTTTCCACATCAACGATTGTCGACTTTGTTTCCTCAATTGACCGTTCCAGCGTGTTGCTCTTTCCTTTCAGCTGCAATATGCTCCGCTGTATTCCGTTGACCTTGCTCGTTCGGTACTCTTCCCCGTCCGCTTCCAAGTCATCACGTAAAGCCTGTATGCCTTTCAGCGTGCGCTTTAGGATGTAAGTCTCGATCAGTTCATATTTTGTGGTCAGCCGTACCGCATCTCCGACCTCAAGGCATGGATTTCCTTTACAGTCAGCACTAAATGGTCTGTATATAATTCCTTTTATCTTTGATAACGTTTTTTCTCCAATTTTGTTTAATTCCTTTGTTTCCTTCCCATAAACAAGGAAATTTCCCTCGATCACATAAGTGTTTCCGCCATCACCTACAATTACTCCTATATCATTCTCTTTTTCGCGAATTTGCAGTTTGTCAATCGTTCTGACAATATAATCTTCATATTGCGCTGAAATGTACTGGCTTTTACTTATGCTGGTGCTCTTTGGATTTCTAGGGTAAAGATCATCCGCCGGGTAAAGATCATTCGCCGGATAAAGCCCCTGCATATCTTGCGTTAAGTACACATAGCGAAACTTTCCAACGCGCCCGATATTTCCCATACAACCGTTAATTTCAAGTATACAAGACAAAACCTCTTTTCCGCTTATGGCTTCGCCTATCGTGTTTGTCTCTGCGGTATCTGAACTTCCGCTACTTGATGCTTTCACTTCTACAGTTTTTTCAATAATCATTTCATCATTTACAAGAGATACTTCTTCCTGTTCCACTCCAAAATGATTAAAAAAGCTATCTCTGAATTGTTTGAGAGTTACCTTGCTATCTTTTTGTGGAAGTATCTTATTGTACCAATCAGCAACATCAGATGATAAAATATCATACAAAGCATCGTAAGCTACCACATCCCGGCACGTCCGATCTGCCGTAGGTGTGTCAGAATAAACCTTGTATCTTCCTATTTGGAATGGTTTATCTTCGTGACCATCAAGAGTCATCTTTGCAGTCAACCACTTGCCTTTCATTGGCAAGAATACATTGGACACCGTGAATTTAATCATTCCGGCTTCACATGCCCCGAATGTTAATTCAGATTCCGAACATAAGCTTTCTGTCAATTCAAATTTTTCTTGGTGTAGTTCGGTGTTTGTAATATTGATTTTCCCATCATCAGATACGATGTTTAACTGTTTGTCTACGCTGTCCTTTAGAAACAGGTTTGAATATTGGTAATTAACCATCGTATACACCCCCTATAAATGCCAGTCTTACAGAGTTGTAATGAATTTGACCTCCATAAGTCCCGTATATTGTAGGTTGAAAATCTGCCATGTAACCATACTGTGTTACATAATCGTCATATTCCGGTATGTATGCCGTGATATAGCAGGCTCTTCCGGTTGCATTAGTAAACTGCTGACGGATTTTACTTATAATGGCATTAAATTCCGTGTTTGTAAGCATAGCCGGTGTTTCAAATTCAACTTTTAACGCCTTTAATTCCACGGAATTTCTATGTAGATAACCGTTAGCATCGTAGTAATCATCCAAGTCCTGCATATTCACATATGGGCTATATGTCTCTGGTTTCATAAAAGACATTGGAACTGTGTAATTCCCAATCTTTAACAGCCATCCGCTGTACGCCATGCCAAACACCTCCAATCAAGTTTTCTTTTTAGTTTTGCAAATATGAGCACCGTTATCATCACTTGAAAATAAGATTTCAGTTTTTCCGTCCGGCAGAATATCCGCCACAACGCAATTATTCGGATTTCCTATTGGTGTGCGACTTTCTGGGCACTTGCTCCAGTCTATTGGTTTATATTTTTTCATGATTATTCTCCTAAAAATGAGTATAAAAATAGCACCTACCACCAATTTAATAGATGCTGCTTTTCTTTCTTTATCTATTTTGTGATTACTTCAATATTAGGCGCTTTAATCAAAATTTTCTCCGACGTGTGAGTTACTTCCGTGTTCCCATATGTAATCTTGATTTCCTGTTTTTCCATATATACCTCCTATTGAATTTAAAAATGAAAAGAAGCGCATCTCTGCGCTCCCTCTTATATACCCGCTTTCCCCAGCCTTTCCCAATCTGCATCCCTAGTACATTCATCCTTTTTCTTCAATAAGTTTTCGTTCTCTTTTTCCAGTTTTTCTATTTTTATTTCCAATTTCTTTTTCTCTTTTTTCAATGCAATATTCTCTTTTTCCAAATCGTCCGCACGAATAAGCGCGTTTGACTCCCGATTAAAAAGATCAGTATTGTGCGCCTTTAATGCATCTTTTTCTTTATTTAACTCTCTTATTTCCCATTTGTAATTCTTTTTATCTTGCGTCATCTTAATTTTCAATTCTTCTATCGTTTGATGTGCTTTATTCAACTTCTTTTTGCACTCATTTAGTTCTGATTCAGACTCCCTATTCTCCATCGTAATTCTCCACATATTAAATCCAAATTTATATGAAAGTGTAGCCACAATCATTACATATAATTTTATTTATTTCATATGTTTGATCTTTTCTCAAAATCTTTTCCTTTTTATTTACTAAAGTAAACGGTTTAAATGGATTTAGATTTGCAGTGTATCTTGTCTTTGTTTTGCCTGGTACAAATTTCTGCTCCGTATAATGAGAACAATTTTCGCTCCCACATCTTGGACAGTAAACCTCTTTTTTTTCTCCGAATAAAGTATATTTATATATACCATTAAATCCCGTGTTTTGAGATCTTTCAACAGAATTTCTTAAGAATAATTTTCCAACACCTGTAATCTCTGGCTCTTTTGGGCGTTCCCACCCTCTATCATTTTCGTTTTCTTGTTCGTATGATTTATAAAATTTACTTTTCCCCGCAGACATTTCATTGTTTTCGTGTTGTTTTAACGGAAAACCGCAATTGATACACATTTCTGCTTTGTCTGAAATTTCTTTTCCACATTCAGGACATTTAATCAACGCCATGTGTTACCCTCCCGCCACTTGTAATAAAATGATTCTACCACAAGTGGCGGTATTTGTCATTAGAAAATATATGCTTCTCTTCCAGTTCTGTTAAAATAATCTTTTGCATAATTGCGAGCACTTTTTCCGATCTGCTCTGATGTAATCCCAAATTCTTTTTCCAAAATTCCTTGAAGCAACTGATTTTGCTGTCTTAGCAATTCCATTTCCTGTTGCGCCGTACTGTACACTGCATCTCGAATACCTGTAATTTCCTGTCCACCGGCAACCGCTGTTTTCCCTCCAACAGTTCCCAGCATTTCTGCCCGTCCATTTTCTCCCGCCATAAACATACTGTACTGGCTTGGGAATCCTCCGGCGGCAAAAGTAGGAATTTTCCCGAGATTTATACTTCCGGCTCCAACAATCTGCTTTCCAGCAATGTTTACCGCATCCCACGAAAAAGAAAGCTTTGAGTTCATCCAGTTTGCAAATCCGTTCCATATGTGCTTTACAGCGGCTATAGCATTATTCCATGCATTTTTTAATCCATCTGAAATACCACTAAATGTCCACTTGTCTGTTGTAAACTTTGGAGCAACATCTTGATTCCACCACTTATAGAATCCGGTGTTTTCCCACCATCCAGTAAATTCCTCCCACTTTTTAGATAGACCTTTTCTTATGCTTTCTCCAAGATTTTTCCATGTATCTTCTGTAAACCATGGAGAAACTTTCTCGTTCCACCAAACGGCTATACCTGTGTCACTCCACCATGTAGAGAATTCCTCCCATTTAGTCGAAAGACCTTCTTTTATTCCGTTTCCTATTTCAAGCCAATGATCTTTAGTAAACCAAGGCAAAATATTTTCTTGAATGTATTCAGATGCTTCATTCCACTTTTCTTCTATTTTACCTTTTATTTCTCCTATTTCTGTCTGTATTGAAAGCTTTTTTTCTCCCCAATATTCTTTTACATCTTCCCACCATGAAGAAACATCCTCTAAAGTTGTTGTTAATTTATTGCGAACGGGTAGTTCAACATCTAATCCCCACCATTCTTTTACGTCGTCTTTAAACCCAGATATTTTTTCTTTCAAGTTTGGAAGAACAACTTCTGCTCTTAAGTCCACATTATCTAGTCCATTTATTTGTTTCCACTCATCTATCCATGCTTTTAAATCAAAGCTACTTGGAACTTTTAGGCTGTCTGGTACATTATTGTTAAAATCGTTTAGTGCCTTTTGGTATTCATCTAAAGATGCATAATCTTCTTTTTTCGGCATCTTAATGTTTAAGTCAACTCCGTCTGAATAACGATCAAGTATTCCTTTTTGACTCAAAATGCCCCCACCATATGCATTTATCCACTCAAACGGATTTATAAGCTGCTTTAAGCTTTCTTGCAAATATTGTAAAAATCCACCATCCTTATATGCTTTTACTAGATTTTCTGCATCTTTTTTTATACTGTCTTTTCCAATAGTAAAAGTTAACGCCCCAACTGCAACGGAAAGTGAAATCGGAACTACATAAGAAAGAATTGACTTTACTGACTCTTGTCCAAACGCCGCCACAAACTTCTCACTAATCAGTTTTCCTATCGTTTCCTTAAGAATTTTACCTGTAAGAATTTTACCTGCATACTTAAGTGCAAATGCTCCAATAATAAGAGATATTGTCTCAAGATCAATTTCACTCAAAAAATCCGTTACACCATCCCATACTTCTGACCACTTGATATTTCCAATTGCTGTTGTAATAGTGTCATATATTCCATGAACCCATGTATTGATTGTTCTACCAAGTGACGAAAAATCAAACGTTTCAAAGAAGCGATTCACTCCTGCGGCAATGGAATCTCCCAGATTTGTCCAGTCAAATTCTTCTCCAAATGACAAGGCTGCATAAATTGCTGTGTTAAGCGCACTTGCAATCGTCATGCCGACATCTCCGAACAATCTTGGTGTAATAAGCCCATTAAGGAAATCTGCCAGCCCTTTTCCAAAATTTCTAGCCTTGGAATAAATTCTATCCCAGTCAATAGATTCCATGGCATCTGATAACGCATCGCTGATATATGCCCCAAGTTCCCGCAAACTTCTGATCTGACTTTCATAGTCCTTGAAAATGGTATCTACCTGTACCAGCCCACCGGACGCACCCCCGCCGGATGCACCACCACCGCCGGAACCAACAGAACCAGATCCGCTTGAATTATCCGGAGTGGTAATCAGATTCAGTTCGTCAAAGGCTCTTAAGCCCTTATTCATCTTTTCAACGTTCTTCGCTGCCTGTCCAGTGCTGTCTGCTATATCAGCCGCGCTCCCTGCTGCATCAGACCAATCATCTGCCAAACCACCGGCAGAAATCTCAAATTTCCATCCGAAGATTGATCCTAACGCATTGGTTACTGTCGTTGCAAAATCAATAACCTTTTGCATAACTGCGTTAAGCGTTTTTACAAACGGTTTAAACGCATTAATCAGTGCACCACCGATGATAGATGCAAGCTGTTCAAATGATTGCTTAAGTATTCTTACCTGGTTTGCCCATGTGTCTGCTGTTCTCGCAAAGTCTCCCTGCGCCGCGGCTGTATTAGCCATGACATACTGATACCGAAGCATGGTCTTTTCTGCCTGTGTCATAGACGAAATGTCAGCATCCAGTCCCTGTTTCATAGCCCATTCTTTAAGAGTAGCCTGTGTGAGGTCAAGACCGTACTTTCTTAAAGGCTCTGTCTCCCCGGTAAATACTGCCTGCAAGTTTCTCGCAACGTCAGACTGCTCCATATCATAGAAAGAAGCCATATCAGAAGTCAGCTTTGTAAGCTGTAGCGACATATCAGCCATCTTTCCTTGTGAAAATCCCATGGCTGTACCCATAGCTTGGAATCGGCTTGCCACCTGTTTAGCGGTCAACTCTGACATGCCAAAATCCTGTATGGATGTTTTTGAAAAGTCCTGTATCAGCTTCTCATAATTGCCAAATGTGGTACGTACAACGTTCTCAACCTCTGTCAAAGAAGATGAAATGTCGATAGCATCCTTAATCTTTGAAAAAGCACGGAATAACAGCCAGTATGACGCATATAGTTTTCCAAATGCTGACGCAAGACTAAAGCTGCTACTCTTCGCCTTGTTCGCAGATCCACTAAAAATGTTCAAACTTTTTCCGAGAGATGTTGCTGCTCTACCGGATGATGCGCCTGTTTTTGCCAAATTGGCAAGTGCTTCTGTCATCCGGATGATGTTTGCGCTTACGTTAGGCGCTTTTGAAAGAGTCTCAAACAGGTATTTAAGGTTATCTGCAAGCAAAGGTATGTTGTTTACTGCCCTGCCGCTCGCAACGCTTCCTAACCTTGATATGGACGTCACAAGGCTACTCATGTTTGTCATATCAAATTTCAGTTCGCCGATTTTATTCATCTGGCGCACAAAATTCTGTAGTTGCGCTGATATTTGCGGCAAATTGGCTGTCGCCTGTGTAGAAATCTTACCACCAAGTCTGCTGATACTTCCTATCAGATTGGTCAAACCTGTTGTATCAAAGTTAAGCGCCCCTACGCTGTTCATTCCTTTGACAAAGTAAGCCAAATCGTCCTTAATCTTTACCAGATTATCAGTACCAACCGTGGCAAGTTTTCCGCCCATTTTTGATAATGCCGAAGCCGTATTTAAAATACCGCTGGCATCAATCATTTTCGTATCTTTCATTCCTGCAGCAAGATTTTTCATTGCCGCAGATATACCATAGAAAGATGATGTGTCTACATTTGAGAATTTGCTTAATGCGGTGGCAAGTGATGTAATCTCTTTTGATTTTGCACCCTTAAACCCTGTTGCCGCGTCAGACATGCTTCTAATTCCAGATGCTATGTTTGAAAGTTTACTGGTATCAAATGATAGACTTTTCCCAAGACTATCCAAACTTGATGCAAGTTTATCAATGGAATCACTCGCTTTTGCAGAATCAGCCTTAATTTTTATCTGTAATTCATCAATATCTGCCATGACCGCACCAACTTTCTACGCATAATAAAAAGACGGTAGGCTGTGACACCTTACCGTCCTTGATTTTTTACTGAATCAAAATTTTCTGCCCTACATAAATTTTGTTTGGGTTCTTGATCCCGTTGTCTTTCTGCAATTTTGCAACCGTTACATTGTTTTCTTTTGCGATCTTTGAAAGCGTATCTCCTCGTCGTACCGTATACGTTGTTTTTTTATCTGTAGACTGCACAGAAGCATCCGTTGATCGAATATCTCCATCGTTGCACCAGCCTACTGCAACTCCATTTTTTGAAAAGCAATATGGATTGTGCGTACCCGCTTTGATTCGTGTAATCGTTCCGGAAGCATACTTGATGATCGCATCTCCAATACCAGCCGTGGAAGATTTGTAGTAAGAAGAAACCGTGATTTCCTCTCCAACCTTATGAAGCGTGTTCTCTGGCTCTGGCATGACATTTACCGTGTCTACCGCTACATACAGTTCATTCAGATCGACGCATCCGGAAACACCGGATACAAATCCCTTTGAACTGTATTGCCATCCGTAAAGTTCATGAAGAATATCAGGCTTCTTATCTTCCGGTGCGTCCGCCGTAATCATCATAGGCGTACTGGACGGGTATCTTGCAACCCAAAACGGGCAATCAATATGCTCAAGATATGGCTTGATATAGCTGTTGTAAAAAGACAGACCCGTGTATACACCAAATTTGCACCCTGCGGCTTCAATGATCTTCTGATATTCATTGATAATAGAGACAATCTTATCGCCAATATTCTGCTGGCACTTATCCTCTACATCCAGCCACACCATCACATTTCTTCCGGCAAGAACTTCGATCACTCTTTGCGCATCGATCTGTGCCTTTTCTGCGTTGGTTGCGTAGCTGTAATTATATACGCCCTGCACTGGAACGCCAGCTTCTGTTGCTCCTGTCCAGTTTGCTTCAAAATACTTGTCCGGCTGCAAATCTTTTCTGATTACTTTCAAAATGGCAAATTCAACGCCGTTCTCTGCTACTTTTGACCAGTTAATATTTCCATTGTACCCGGAAACATCAATACCTTTAATTTTCATGTGGCACCTCTTCTTTCTTTGGGTGGCTCAACTCATAATTTGATTGCATAATTTTGAGTTGAGCCACAAATAATTTTCTCTGTTTCTGAATTTCCTCTTCCGTCATTTCAGAATCGTTTAACAAACTATGCTCTGTGATAGGCTTGTCTACATACTTTGATTTAGCTTTTTTACCAGCAAGACAATGTTCTACTGCCACCGATACCGCTGACGATCCATATGTTCCAAACCACATCCACATATCATTGTCTTTTTGCTTTTTCTCTAAGTTGTAAGCGTCTGCATATGGCTTTAAATCAGCCGGACAAGACGTGTCTATTTCATGCACAGTAAATCCGTACCCCTTTGTAACTAAAAGCCAAAACGGGCGGATTTCCGTGCAATACGTTTCCCATGTAAGCTCTCGCTGTTCTTCTACTTTTTCCTCGGAGTTTTCTTCTCCGCTTCTTTCTGCTCTGCTTTGAGCAGTTTTGATAAAAAACCGTTTTCAAGTAACTCTGCTAAAAGTGCATTGTAAAGTGCATGAACATCTGCATCTTCTCCGTCAAAGTAGTCATCCAGCATGGCATATACTTTTCCAAGCTGCTGTTCCTTTTCTTCTTCAGTTTCCAAGTTGTATCCAAGCTCCTCTTTGTGAAACTTCTGCGCGCCTACAAGGATTAACTCCGGAATGAATAAAAGGATTTCGTCAACCGCTTCAATATTTTTCATCTGGTCTAATTTTGCTACTTTCTTGATAATTCCGCTTTTTACTGTTGCTTCATATCCGAATTTGATCTGTAACTCTTTCTCTCCAAGCTTTAATTTTGTCATATTCTTTCCCTTTCTCCCTTTTTATAGGGAAAGGGCAGTCCGAAGACCGCCCTATTCTTTTACACTGTTCCCTCAAGTTCCGATTCGGTTGTCTGATTATCGTCAGCCGATTCAACCGAACTATTCGACTGACGTGTTATTCCCCCGGTGTGAACGCCACAGCCGTGTCCATTCCCTTGTATTCCTCAATGGTAAGGTTCATTTCAACTGTCAAAAGCTCATTCTGACCAATCTCTGGCTGCGGTATCTGTTCCGGTGGCTGCGCAACCACAAAAAACGCATCTGCAAATCCAGGAATAATGGTTTCAAACCACATTCTTTTCCCATCGGTAAGCGCCTTATACGCCGTAATAAGCGTTTCCCACTCTTCCTTTGTGGCATCCGTAAGGTTTACCGTGATAGGGAAAGATCCACCGGTATCTGCGCGCCCCTTTACATATCTGGTAATTGCATCCTCTAAAGCGGATGCGTCGATCTGTTCCGGCTCAATGTTAATACCGCCAATCGAGTTAATTCTTGTGAGTTGTTTAAACGATGTAGGCTTTGTTCCGGCTGTCGCTTCTGTGCCATAGCCAAACGTAATTCCTAACGTAGACAATCCTGCTGCTGCCATTTTTACCTCTCTTTCTACCGCTAAATAATGCGGTTATCAGACGCATCTCTTTGCGCCCGGTGCATAAAAAATAAAGCCTTTCGGCTCTTTTACATCAATCTGTCGTTTGCTCCGATTATCCTCCGGAACCTTGCAACGCTTCTAAATTTTTTCTCGCTGTCGTTTTTAAACTCCGGCATTGCTGTAATTTGAAATCGCATCTGCTTAAAGGCATCAGCTAAAATAGCCATAATCCCTTTTGCATCGCTTTGCTTTGTGTTTGTAATGACGTCAACCTGTATTGTTTCCTGCACCGCATTTACGGATGTGCCATCTAAATCTGCCCCACGTTCAAGCCCCGGCATCTCATGGATGTAAATAGTCGGGAAAACAGGGTCTTTATCCAGGTTCTTTTCAACCGTTGTAAATGCAGTGTCAAAATTCATGCTTTTGTATTTCTTCTTGAGTTTTGGTTTGGCTATCGTTACAACATTGGAGAAAATGTTTGTTTCAAGATCAAATACCCACTGGTTGTCTGCCATTATTTAACCACCTCATATGTTTTCTTGAAAATATCCGGCTTGCATGGATATAATTCTCCACTTACACCGCGGATAATATAATCTCCAACAGTAACATGATGGTTTCCTTCAAGCGTCTTAATGTAAAGTTCGCATGGCGGCGCGTCTTCTGAAATCGGATTCTGGTAAAACAAAACGCCTTTTTCAAATGCTTCTGACGCCCATTTCGGCACGTACCAATTACCGTCTTTATCTTTCAAATCACCGTCATACTGAAATGCTTCAATTACTACCGGTTTTTTCCTGTACTTCATTATCCAAACACCTCCTTCGCTGTCTGTGTAACAATCTGACGCAACTCATTTGCGGTCAGATACATGAATGGTCTGCTTGGCATTCCCTCTGTAAACCACCAATCGCCATTGTCGTCCTGATAAAACCATCCATATCTTCCATCTGAAATCTGATGGATAGTTTTTCCACTTGCGTACTGCCACGAAACACCCTCTGGCAGTTTCCCAGGATAAGGACTTTGCTGTCCCACAATTCCGGTTCCAAACTCAACAAATGCGGCATGGTCTGTACCGGCTATTACCGACCATATCCCGCCGCCCTTAGTGCTTCCTTCATATTCCGCGTGAACACTTGAAATCAGTTCCGATGTAAATATTGCGTCAAGGTCAGCAATTTGCACTCTGGCAATCTCTACGCCCTTTTCCGCGAGTTTTTCTGCCAATAGCTGACATTTATATGTCAAGCTGTTTTGATAGGCTCTAAGCTCTCGTATGGCTTTCTGAATAGACTTTTCAGACAGGCTCATTGTGATTACTTTCTTTCCCATGCCGCACCTACTTCACATTTTTTTGCAATAAGAACAAATCAACCGTCAATCCCTCGTCTGCAACACCTTTTACGATGTAATCAGCCGAATTTTCGTCAACGATTGTATTCTCTTCATCTTTGTACCTTACATCTGACCGTTTCCATACCAAAGAGCCGACGCTCAATGGAAGTTTCCCTTTGTCCTCGACAATCTGAACAAAGTTTGTTGAATTGTCAACGCCAAACTCTTTTATAAGTGCTTCACTCAACTTATTGCTGATTGAAGAATAAAAAACCACAGGCTTCTCATAACCTGTGGTATACTCTCCGGTTGTTTTCGGTATTTTGTTTCCATCTTCATCGAGGTAATAAATTACATTTCCATCCGAATCAGTATATGAAGAATATTCGATGTTTCCATCCTCGTCCGTCACATACACCGGAACCTTTCCGCTCTGTAGCGAATAACTCATTTTTTGCTTATTGATCTCAAGCATTTCACTTCACATCCTTGCCAAACCGTTTCCACAGCTCAGAAAGCTTTTCCCATCCATACATCGCGACAAACGCAACAATAAATCCTGCAATAATAGCCGCCAAGATCATATACCATAAAATTGATGTCTGGATGTACTGCATGTATGCCACAAACGCAGCGACCGTGATACCGATGGAAAGGACAAATACCAAGATGTCCGTCGGAACCTTAGAAAATACGCCTACACCTTTGATTACCTGTGTTACCACAGACACAACAAATGCCAGCGCACCAATAACCGCCAGAATAATTGTCATGTTAGCAATTACCGACTGTATAATATCCATGATTAAACCTCCTTTTCATCATTAAGACGGGTTTCTATTCCGTCAATTCTGTGATGAGCCGATTTCACACTTTCCTCCACCTTTATGATCCTGTTGTCATGAGAATTGATTTCTTTTCGCATCTCGGAAACTTCATTTTTGATCTCGGTCGTGTTGTTTGAAATGGCATCCAACTTCATGTTAATGCGTGTGTTTTCCCTCACGCGTTCTTCAAGATCCGTGTTGTCTGTCCTTTTGTTGCTCTTCAAGCCCATAAAGACGGAAAAACCAAGCGACAGCACGCTTATAATGATTGCTGTTGATATTTCAATCGTCAAATCATATACCGCCTTTCATTTTTATGGCACACCGCCCACCACCGCTCAATGTGTGCCGCCTGCTACGTTTTGTCGGCGTCGACAAAACGTAACGCACAATCTTCTTTTATTAATGCCCTATAGGCGATGTTAAATTGCTTTTACAAACGGAAATACACCGACAAACAGGCTTTCCCTGTCTTTCCAGCTACGGCTTACGCCGTTTTCTGAATAACTTGCCATATAGGCTTCTCCTGCCTGTGAATGGTCGTACACGGCTAAATTGACGATTACATCCTCAAACTGTTTCAAATCCTCGGATATTTTTTCATCCGTGTAGCTTTCCGGGTAATTCCGCTTGCTTACCACTTCATTTCTTGCCTGCTTGATAAGCTGTTCGATGTAAGGATTATCTTCTTTCTGGTCGAACACGACAAAATCAGAAGTAACACCATCTTCATCCGTAACGGTTTCAATATGAAATTGTTTCAGTCTGATTTTGACCTGTTCTAATGTTGTATATTCGTCCATTCTTCCCCACCTATAATCCGAACTGCTCAATCAAAATGCGTTTCAGTTCCGCTCCGCTGATTTCTTCTGCACCTTCAATTCCATGTTCAGCGGCAAGTGCCTGTAAATCAGCAGTGCTCATTCTGTTAATCTCTGTCTTGGTGTACCCGCCGGAAGATTTCTCTCCCGGGACAATGTCCGGGACTTCATCTCCTGCTTTGTACCATCTTCCATTGCGCTTTACCGTGTATTCAGCAATCATACCGCACCTCCTACGCAACTTTCATGACAACAACGCTGTCCATTCCCTCAAAAGTAGGCAATCCAATCATTGACACAACGCAATGAGTGTTGATCGGATGATTTGTTGCGTATGTATACACAGCAATTCCAGTCTCCACAATGGACAGATTTCCATCTGTTAAGCTGCCGCTTCTCTCTTCCGGTGTCTTTCCGAAGACATAATCTCCAAGGTACACGCCGGATGCCTGCGCTGAAATAACTCCTGTAGGAATAAAATATTTGGTAGCACCGTCTGCAGGGTCGATGTAAAGTTTGTCGTAAACTTCAATCTCGATGCCGTATCCTCTAAGATACTCTGTAACCTGCCCCTGCTGTAAACGAATACCGCCATTGTAAGCAGTAATTCCAAGCACCTGTTTCTTTGTGTCCTCCGCCTTAAGGACCATTTCCCATGTTTCTGTATTCATGCTAAAACGTGCAAGGGAATATCCGGTTTTCTTTGCAAACTCACGTTTAATCTCGATAAGGTCGTCAAGTGGCGTTGCTGTTTCGGGTGCAGACCATTTATCGGTATCGCTTCCGGAGATATCCTTGTAATGGTCTCTCTTGTGCGCCACTCCATTGTCCGAAGTATAATCCACATAGTAGCTCTTGCCACCAATTGTTACCTGTACTCTTGGAATACCATCAGATGGTGCTAATAACTGCCAAATCTGGCGTTCCGGCACTACTCTTGCTCCTTCAATAAGCATCATCGGTTTTTTGCTGATTTCTCTAAGCACCTGGTTTGCCATGTTGGAATTTTCTGCCGACTGGTAATTTGCATACTCCTGCTCTTCACGCTCTGTTACCATGTAAGATTCACGGTAGAACGGCATCTCGTTCTGAATATCCGAAAATCCACCGACATCTCTTAACTCTGCCTGCGCATCAAAATTGGATGCCTTTAAGGATACCGGAAGACCGTTTTTCCCTTTGATAAATCTAAGTTCAAGGCTGTCCTGTTTTCTGGTTCCAAATTTCTGTCTACCTAAGTAAGGTGCAGAACCAAGCGTTTTTTCATAATTATTCCACATAACCCCAAGACTTCTTGCGGTAAATGCTTCTGCTAATGGTAATGCCATTCTCTAATACCTCCATTTTTTAATCAAAAAAAGTAACACGCGGTGTTGCTGCTTTTGCAGTTGCTTCCACGGTCACTCCGTTCGCTGTTACCTTTGCGCTGTCAATAGAACCCTGATATACATAAGTTCCAGGCGCATCTCCCATTGTTACGTCAACATCTTCCAGAAGATACCCTTTGCAAGATTCGTCATTGCTTGGGAACGGTGTCCCTGCCTTTGCAATCTTCTTTCCGTTTGCATCGGCACTTGGCACCATTGTCTGCGGAACGATGCACGCCGCACCCTCATAAGGAAAGAATTTTAAAATTCCTTTACTCTGTGTAAAGTCTCTTTCAATCGGTTTTCCCATAATTTACCTCCTATAAAACATAATGGTCTTTGGCTTCTGCATTTTTTGCCGGTTCGCCAAAGCTGATACTTTCGGCATTTTCAACATCTGCCGTTTTTTTATTCTCTCCACCTGCAGTACCGCCGCCCGGATTTTCAGAATTATTCGCAATCTCCTGTTCCTTTGCCTGCGCTGCTGCGGTTTCCTTTTCGGATGTAATCTTTCCAAGAGCGTCATAATCAAGGCTTCCATCATCTTTGACGACCGTTTTTGCCTGCTCTGCATTGATTTTTAACTTTTCCATCAATGCTTCGCGCTGATCTCTGATGGCATTTTTTTTCTGCATATCTGCAATCTGCTGATTTGCTGTCTCTAACGCCTTGTTTGCTTTTTCAAGTTCCGTGAGGTTTCCTGCTTCCATTTCACTTCTCTTTTTCTGCAACTCATCTGCGCTGTCTGCCTTTGCCTTAAGCTCTGCTGCTTTTGCCTGTTCTCTCTGTACGGCACTGCCGTAATCAGCAATGATTTTCTCAACATTTTCCTCACTGATACCCATGGCAATTAACTCTTCTCTTTTCATTGATTACCTCCGATATGTCTTTACGAATTTTTGCGGTGCAACGACACCGAATGACACTGTTGTTTTTTACGCTCACAACTTTGCGAATTTTTATAAAATAAAAACAGCCGCCGATTACTCGGTAGCTGTCTTATTTTGCTGTTTATTTAATTGATTTACAATTTTCTGTGCTTTTTGTTTCTGTTCTTCTGCATCATCAATAGTTTTCCATAAAGCACCCATGTATGGCTTAGACTGCAAAAATGTTTTTTCCGAATCGCCCCAGAGTCCGACCGTTTTAATTGCAATAAGAGGATGTATTCCGCACTCCAATAACTGATACAGTGTTTGTGACTTCGTATACATATTGTCTTGCGGGCTATGATTGATTTGCACGTCAAAATCTCTAACTGACAAGTTCAAATCATGATCTTTAACGCGGATTGCATTTAAGACAACTTTTGCAAGTCTTTTCTCTGCCGATTTCACGATTGGGTCTTTTAATTTTGCTCTTGTCTTTGAAAAATCCCATCCATTTCTCAACTCTACCGCGCCCTGTGTATCTCCGCCAGTGTTCCCCTGCTTGTTTGGTATGGCAAGAATTGATAAGGCATTGTCCCAAAGATCATCTTTTGCCACCTGGCACTGACTCTGGTTAAGTTCCTGTGTCATAATCTCAACATCGGCTTTGTTGTCCTTGTTGTTGGACTTTACCGTCAAAGCATGGCTCATTTTCATTTGTTCAAATGTCTTTGTGTCAATCTCACAGTTTACAAATTTTACCCAGTACTGAACAAACTGCTCAATTCCATCCATTCTGTTCGACTGCATGTTGTTTATGGCATCCAGAAGCCCTATGACAAGTTCAATGTCCGATATTCTTTCATGGTTGTTTGGGAACTCAACGATAGGAATACTTCCAAATGCGTGCAATTTCCATTCAGAAACTACTCCATTTTGAATTTTGCATGAATGACTGTCTGTATAGCACAGTTTGTACCATTTTCCGTCTTCGTCCTTAAGCTCCTGTACAGCAATCACCGGTTCTTCCGTGCTCCGATTATAAATAACACACGTATTCATTGGAGTAGGCGCAACAATTTGAAATGGTATTTCTCCATTTGCAAATCTTACCGCCTTAAAAGATGTTCCGGTTGCTGACTGCCACTCTCCTGCTTTAATGTCTTTTTCCTGTTTATTCGCATCCACAAGATAGTCATTCAGCGCATCTACTGCCTTATTGATCACATCGTCATCTTTTCGACTGATAAACTGGATTGGCTCGCCGTATGTCTGACCTACTTTGAACTGAACAATCTCATACGCATGATTTTCTACTATTTTGTTTGTAATATCAGCATTTTGCACCTTTAATCGGTATAAAATCGGCTGATCTCCTTTGTAATACCGCCATAGGTATTCTATTATGGTTTTGTTGTAATAATAATTACCGATGCAGTCTCCCACCACCTTGACAATATTGTCTTCTGTGATGGTTTCAACATCAGTATATAAAATTTTTCGCCCATAACAGCCCTTAACAAGATCTTGGAGAGATTTATTATTCATAATTTGCTCCTAAATAAACGTCATCCCACTGGATGTTGACCAGATTGGAAGAGATTTTAATTCCGTTTTTCCATTTTCCGGATAAAATACCACTTTTTTGTGACATTTCCTACATTCCACAGAAATGTTCATTGTTGAACGCCCATCGTGCGTAGCAACTTTTCTTCCACACCGCGGGCAATATATTGTTTTTGGTTTATATACCATAAAATCCTCTTTTCTTTTCAAAAGAAAAAGCACCGGAGATTTCTCTACGATGCTTTTCTAAATTGGGGGAGGTGAAGTATTCAACTTTTGTTGCTTTCTTCGATTATAACTATATCATTTTTTCAATATGACATTCTATGACATTTTACAAATAAGTCGCTCCATATTTTTGCTCAAATTTTTTTAATGCAATTCCATGAAGCCTTATTGTTTGTCTCCAAGAATAATTCATTTCGGTTGAAATAACCTCAAATGTCTTTTTTTCTATGTACTTTGAAAACAACACATTATAGACATTCTCATCTTCCATGCTGTCTATCTGACTGACAATCTGATCTCTTTTAATGATATAATCATCAACCAGTGCATCAATCTTTCTTTCCATTTCATCAATCTTTGCCTGCTTCGCGCCTATCCTGTCAAAATTTGGGGTTGTCATTACTCTTTCTTCATTTGTAATTGACGATATACTGCATGCCAACTCTTTAAGTTGTGCAAGCTCTACCAGCTTATTATTTATCATCCGGTTAAGCCTGCTTATCTGGTTTAGATAGTCCTTTGTTGTCATATCAATACCTCCTAAACGGATTTGCTGCCGCTTCTACTTTGGCTACGTTATTTCCACTTGTCACTCTAAGCGCAAAGTTTGAAAATACATCTGGCACATCATCCAACTGCTTTTTACCAGACACTGAATATCTCTTGATAAGAGACATCATTACTCCATATGGCTCATTTGGCTTATATAATGACGGATCTTTAAATATAACGTGCTGCAATATCCAGTTAGAGCACTGGAAAATTCTTGCTTCTTTGTTTGTCTCCGTCGGTGTGTCAGTAATGTTGCATATCCATCCTTTGTTTTCGACACGCTTGTTTACTTCCATTGCGACACGGTCGCCTCCGGCATTTCTTTCAAATTCACATTCCTGCACTTTGTTGTTTGTCAAAACATTTGCTGCATTTTCATACTGCATCTCATAATCTGCCGTGTTATTGCAAACACAATCTACACAGTAGTAATCCTCTCCGTATTTTTGCAATACCGGCAAAACAAAGTAATCCGTTCCTTTTCCCTTGGTATCGCACTGACCGGTTACAATCTCTGGCTCTCCATGTGGCAAATTAAGATAGCGGCGTATTTTATCTTCCGGAAACAGTAATCCCTCTCGCTCAATCGGTTCCTGTTTGTAGAGACAACGATATGATATGTCGTCCATCAATAATTGTTGGTCTGCAAAAAATTCTTTTGTAAAACCGGAGAACTCGTATTCAAAGTTGCTTTCTCCTGTAACTGGGTCTACATCCGGTACCGCAATAACCTTTACTCTCGGATTACCCTCGTACATATTTTGTATGCGCCCTATGACGTCGTGTACGCTCCATCTTGTGGCAATATGTATTTCCTTGCAGTTCTTACCGTCCGTGTCCTGTATCTTTCTCTGGCGGGCATCTACGGCATATTTATCCCACAATTTATCAAGGATAATGGGATTCATTGCTTCTTCAATGCCGCCGATCATATCGTCAACCAGCAAAAACTTAGAAGCCCTTACTTTACCGGCATTCTTACTACCAACAGACGTACATTGTACGGATGGAAACGATTTATACTTCCCGACATTAAACTGCTCCATCTTTGCGTTTGTGCTTGTCACGGAAAGATTTGGGAAAATTTCATTCCATGTATATTCTTCCGTATTTGTAACGATATCGTACACGCCGTCGTAGTACATTCTGGTAATATCTCCGCTGTGCGAATAAAAAAGGCTGAAATCTCTCGGAAACCATCCGGCAACAAGTGCGTGAAACATTTTTTCGACCGTTGTTTTGCCTGCGCCTGGGACAAGGGATACGCACAGGATGTCATATCTATCATCAATCATGCCTTGCAGCGCATCTATAAGTCCGATTTTTAAGAATTGCTTTCTTCTTGGCATGTAAAACCGCTCTTTAGGCTCTCTTTTCTTTTCCAAATACTGGAAAGCACTATCCACAACTTTGTTTTGCGCTTCCAAAAGCAAAATTCCGTAATATTTGTCCAGAATTTCATAAGATACCTTGTTTTGGAATGAATATTTCTCTAAATCCCATGGTATGCCACCTGTAGATTGAAAAATAAACTGCTCCGTCAGTTCTTTCGCTCTTGCAGAAACCTTTAATCCATAATCAACATCCTTTTCTGTCAGAATGGCTACCCTTGCCGCTTCTTCCATGGCATCCATAACCTGTTCATCAACGCCATGCACCTGTATGTAATTTTCATATCCATTTACTGTGGAAATTAGGCTTGAACTTGCCAAAAGAAAAGCACCTCCGCAAAAAAGCAGAAGTGCCTTAAGACCTCTGCCAATAATTTTTGTTGGTTAGCGACTAACTCCGTTTGTTAGCCGGTAATATTTTTAATTTTCTAATATCATCACTTCTCGCCTATCAATGCAAATCGTTTTGTGTTCAATTTCAAGGTCAATTTGCATTGATTTAACCCCAGACAAATTCATTTCTTTCCCATCAATTACTATTTTCAATCCATCTGTGCAATCTATTTCAATTTTTTTTACTTTTTTCATTCCAATACACCTTGAACCCTTTCGCCGTATAATTACCAACTGCCTGTTTCAGCTCTTCCTTGCTTTTATATTCCTCTCGAAGCATGATTGCTACCTTGTTCTTTTCCACAGCGTATATACCGCATGTAACAGCGTTACTCGCCGTATCAAGAACTGCTTTATACTGTTTGCTGTTCATCTCGTATGTGCTGTTATTTATATTAACAATCATTTTTCATAAACCTTTCAAAATCTTCCATACATTTATAGCACAAGTCGTATGTGACATTTAAAATACCATTCTTTGTAATTGAATTCCCGCACAATATTCCTTTTTTAATTTCTGCACCACACCTGTCGCAAGTGCACCATTCTTTTTGATGTTTCATTCTTACACCTCCACACAATCGCATTTTGTGCAAGAGCCAAGACCTTTAATGTAATGGCTTCTCGTATCTTCAATGTTTCTGCAATCTATGACTTTCCCCTCATCAATACACTCTTGCAAGTATTCGCATTTATCGCATTTCGTATCTTTTTCAACATGTCTTACTATTTTATATTTTTTAAAATATGGACATGTACAAAGATCATCATACAATTCATCGTTATGGTTTTTATCACAAGAAAAAAATGGAAATTCATCACATGTTTCTTCATCAAATAGGTAATCTTCGTCAAAATATTCACATTTTTCACAGTTAATCGCCATACTCACACCTCAATCAAAGTGTCAATCAGTTCTTCCAGTTCCTTTTCTGTCTTTTCTTTCGGAGTTTTTCTAAATCTTGTGGAAACATACTCCAAAATAGCTTTTATCTTCAAACACTCTTCTGGACTTGGAAAATAATTCTTCGGACGTACAGTTTCTTTGCAGATATACTCTGCATTTTCCATACCAAGACAGGATAAACAACTGGAATATATGGGTAATGAACTGCATTTGAATAATTCAGCCTTAATCACTAAATGTTCTTTGTCGTATTCAAAATTCTTATCATGTGCCTTTAATTTTTCTTTGATTTCATCAAGGAACTCAACGCATTGCTTTGTTGAATAGCCAACATACACAAATTCAAAATACATACTCACACCCCATTTTGCGTAAAAAATACCAACCATCGAATAGCGGCACAAGGAATCGAACCTTGTCATACCAAACCATGCCAACCGCTTTCAAATCTGCAATTTCTATTCACGGAAGGGTTTTATGTTACCAATGATACCGCTTACCATCCATACATCTTCCATCGACCTGAACTATTGCAGTAGTGCCAGACTAAGTGAAGATAAGGAATTGATGTGGCGTGGATTTGCACCACGCAGGAGTGTACAATCTGGTCATCTATGTTGTCGGTTTCAACCAATTCTCTACGACAATTCCGTTTACCTATTCCGTCACACATCAACACCCAATTTTGTTCGGGCAAACGCAGTGTGTAGGATTCGAACCTACAAGGCGAATAAACGCCCGACCGGATAGCAACCGGCTCCAATTCCATTATGGGAACACTGCATCTTGATGGTGCGATTTCTTAAACAACCCATCCATTACAACTGTCTACCACGCACCTGCCAAACAGTGTTTTTAGGGAGTCGAGTGAA